TTTAGCCGATCAAATCGTAATGTTGCTTCTTCTGGCCCGACTAATTCTTTAAGTCTTTGCCACATAGGATCTAAAACATACCATCCCTTCATGCCACGATATAAATTAGGCGCCTGCGTTTCTGCCGCTTTCAATGTTTCAATTAATCTTTCTGTGTTTTTTGGTGTAATTATATTTCTAACAGCTTCGCTTCCGGTTTGTTTAACTGATGCACTTGGTATTAATTGCATAATTGGATCTGCAATTGTTCCTGCCCTATTTGCAATGTTTGATAAATCTCCGCGATCTACATTCCACAATTGTTTCATCATGGGATTTTCAATTGCTACCATTGCTTCTGATTCTTTTGCAAGATCCGCGTAAGGCTTATAAATACCGGGGCTGGTTAATTGATTAACATTTTTAACTGTTGGATTTATACCTAAAACCTTTTTAATTGTTTTTGGTGAGTATTCAGCCAGTTTAGTTGCTTGCGCATTAAAATTTATTACTGGATGCTCTCTAGCTCCCATTCCTAATGAAGATGCTGGCCTAGTTGCGCCCATCCCTCCACCCATCACGTTCAATGCCACGTTTGCCGCTTCTTCGCCTTGATTAAATTCAGGATCGACCAAAGCCCGACCCGGTGCGGTGATTGCATTGACTGCACCAGCAACAATACCCGGCAATGCCAAGCTGCGAGTGTTCATTACTGAACCAGGCATTGTGTCTTGAAAAGGTAAAAATGCTGCGCGGCCTTCCATTGGTAATGCTTCACCAGACCATGATTGCGGTTGACTAGCTAATTCGGCAGCAATTCGATTGCGTGATTTTAACCCCTGCGCGGCTATGTTCGGGTTCATGGTAGCAGGGCGTTGTGCCGCATCCAGTTCTTGCTGGTAGCGCAGCGCAGCCGCAATTCTGTTAGCTTCGGCCATTACTTATTCCTGTTCGATATTGCCGCAGCTTTTGCTTTAGCGTCGGCCTTGCTGCTCGCGCCCCACGCCTTGAGCGCAAGTGCCAACCGCGTTGGTTCGCCGTTCTTTTCCATCGGGCCAGGCATACCGCCCATGCGCGCAAGAAAGCTGGCACGCCGCGGGTTGTCGCCTGCTTTAACCGGTGGCTTAAGCGTGCCGCCAGTCTCGGCCTTGTAACTGGCTCGGCCTGCGGCGTTTAGTCCACCGGCAGGATTCTTTCCTTCTTTTCGTGTCCACGCGGCGCTCATTTTGTGAATATCACATCCCTGTTAACCCGGTCGGCGATCTTGTAACCCATGTCGGCCAGTAGGTTGATCGTATCCTCGTCTGTAAATCCGTACCGCTCGCCGTGACCCTTGAGTTCTAGCGTAATCACCGGCCAACTTGCTTCTATTGTCTCAATCGCACCCAAAAAGGCCAGATGCTCGTAACCCTCTACATCAAGTTGCAGCAGGTCGCAGTCTGTCACGCCAAGGCTGTCAATCGGCAAAACGTCAAATTCTGTTCCCTCTTTGATTTGGTGCGCGCCGATGTTGTCCGGGTATATCTGGTCTATCGCAGCTTTGCCGTGTTCCTGCCCGAAAGCAGCCCTACGGATTAAAACTCGTGGCTGATTAACGGTGTTGATGGCCAGCGCCTCAAAATTGGCTGCGTCTGGCTCAACGGTGTAAACCCGCTGGAACCTTTGCGCCAGCGCCATCGGATAGACTCCAACGTTGCCGCCCGCTTGAATTACGGTTCTAAACTGCTTGCACAGATCAAGACTTGCCCCAAGGTCGCAAACTTCGCGCAACACAGCTTGTATACAGTGCTCATCCTTTTCAGGAACCGCCCAGCCGCTATGCTGACGCATAGGCCACCCTTGTCTGTTCCCACGGGCGCGGCTTGCCGTGAAACGCAATCAGCCGATCCTCGGCCTGCACCCCGTTTGGCAGTATGTCGGCCTTGAACGACTTGATGCCGGGCGTAATGTCCTGCCAGTATTTGACAAGGCGGCCACTTAACGCCCATTCCAGATAGACCTGATCACCCCCTTCGCAGTAGCGGTCGCCCGCCTTGAATGCGTCATAGATGAACTCATGCGGTTTTGACCACCACATCAGGCTGGATTGCATCGCCCGCGGATCGGCGGCGCCGCGGTAAACATCGCGCATGATCACAAAGTCGTGCGGGCGCGCAGCCTCAAGCAGCTCGGTGCAGTCGCCCACCAGAACGGTATCGAGATCCATGTACAACGCGCTCGGCAGCCGGAACAGCTCGATCTTCGACCACCAGCCCGGCCAGTCGTGGTCGAGCGCCAGCGTCGGGCAGTCGAGCTCCATGTCGGTTAGGCAGATGAACTCCTCAGCCGGCAGGAACCGAGCGCACATCTCCTGCAACGCGTAAACATGCGCTGGCTTGAAGTCGCCGCCTGACTTTAAGACGCAAGCAATCATTTCTTCACAGGCTTTGCTGTCTTTGCCGACTCTTTAAAATCGGCAGCAGTCGGCGCTCCGGGCGTGCCAGGCTTCCGCATCTTTTCGTTAGACCCCGATTTGATGCGTTCTTGCTTGGCAAGGATGTTTGCGTATAGACCGGGTTTGTTCATCACGCGCTGAAGATCCCGACCGCAACGACTGTGGCGCCCGCGCCGGTGGTGATCTTCCACGGTCCGGTTGACGACAGCGCGTTGACCTCGATTGAGTAAACGCCTGGCACGTTGGTCGCTGCGCCCGTCAACAACACAATTGATGTAGATCCGTCGATCAGCGTCACGCCACTGGATGCCGCAGTCACCACCGAGATAATCAGCCGGTGCACATAGTCGCCAATGGCGCCAGTACCGCCCAGCACCTGCGCGGTTGCGCTGGCTGCAACTGTTTCATATTGATACCGATAAGGATTGTTTACGCCGCTCATAGTCTGCCACTCCTGGTTGTTTTCATCGTTGCCCACATGTCGTTAAGTGTTACCGTGTTCTCAGGCCCGACCATCAGCGGCTTGACCACATCAGGCGGCTTGACGGTCGGCTCGGCACGCCATGCTATCGCCAGCATCCGCATAGCGTCTGCAGGATGCGAGCACCAATCATGGCGCGGCGTCTGTCTAAACGCCTTTTTGTCCTCGTCGAACTCGCGTTGATACTGACGCAGCGCCTCGATGCCTTCGCTGCACCGCTCTGCGTCAAACCATGTCTGCGGTAGCATCTGGCGAACCGCCTGGATGCCGTCCTGCACTGACAGGTCCGGCACGATAGCCAGGTTGTTAATGCCCAGGTAGTCGGCCATTTGCTCAATGATCGACTTGCCTTGCGCTGCCAGCGTCTTGGCGCGAGCGTCATGCGGCAAGTAGTGCCGGCCATAACGATACGGCTTGCCCGTTACCGTGGCGCATATCTCGGCAATGTTGGCGCCAGACACTGCGTGATAGTCGATCACGTGTACCTCACCACGCACCACTTGGTACCACCAAATCGCCGTGTCGTCACGGTAGCCGAGATCGAACGCGGTATGCACCGGCACTTCGGGCTGGTAGTCAACCTGGCAGATCCGGCCCTGCTCGGTCGCCTCGCGCATCTCAGTGCCGTAAAACGCGCCGAGGATTGCGGCCTCAAAGCTGCACTCGTATTCCTGGTCAAACTGATCTTTTGAGAGCTGCGACCGGGCAGCATCCAGCTCGGTGGCCGGCAACAGCCCTGACCTGCTGGCCGGCAGCTCAAGCAGGAACCAATCATCCTTAAGCCGTTGCGCGGTCTGTCGTATGTCGTAAAACTGATTCTTTCCCTTTGGTGTGCCGCCAAACACGCACCAGCCCTGCTTGTCAGAGAGCGCCGGGCGCACCACGTTGCCCCAAACGCTGGGCTTGAAGTCGCCGAATTCGTCCAAGTAAACGCCCGAAAAGCCAAGCCCACGCATAGCGTCTGCGTTGTCTGCACCGAACAGCCTGATTTTGCTGTCGTTAAACAAAGTTACCGTTAGCTCGGCTTCGTTGCTGTCTTTGCAAATAGGTTGGCTGTAGTGCTTAAGGTAATCCCAAACAACGGATTTAGCCTGGCTGCGGTACGGAGCCACGTAACCGTAAAGCGGCATAGAATCCTTGTTGGTGAAGCCAGCGCGAATCATGTCGTTGATAGCCGCCACGGTCTTACCAGCTCGCCTGTGCGCGACCAGACACGCCCAGCGGTGCGTCCGGTTGTGGAATGGCATGAACGCTTTGCGGGGCGCATAAGGTAGCTCTACTTCTCTTGCTGCCATCTGCAAATCATCTCTTGCGGCCCGCCATCTGGCCCGGTTTGCTCTGACCGCGCCAGCTTCGGAATATGGTATTCGATGGCCTTCAGGTACAGATCCGCGGCCTTGCCGGGATCTTCCAAAGCCACCTTGCCAAGCCATCGAGCAAAGTTGCCCGCGTTGTCTTGAGCGATCAGCGCGATCGCATTACGCACATCGACCGTCGTCTTGTTACCGACGCCGGCCTTGCGCCCGCCTGTTTTTTTCCCTTTTGCCATCTATTCCCGTCTAAAGTGGACACAAACTTACGTTTGTAAGTAATTGCTCACTTAAGATTCTTCAGCTTGTAACATGTGGAATCCAACAGCTCAACTATCTCATCGATAATGTTTTGCAATTGGCTGTCGTCCGGCAAAACTTTACGTATCCCGTCAACAAAGTCTTTGATCTTTTCAATGTAAGTAAGCGGCACTTTTGCAATGTGAAAGTCGCTAGGGTAACTGTCGATCACCGAGTAGCAACCCTGATACGCCTCTGCCCACCT